CACTAACTGTTAGCATAATGCTACCAAACCTGTGGATAACTTTGCTTGTTGTCATTCTGCTATGTTGGCAATGTTGGCTATGTTGGCTATGGTTTAAAATCGCTGGCCAAACGTGACAGCGTTACAAGGTGCGGGGAGTGAACTTCGGATGGAAGTCGAGCAAGCCCGTCATGTGGGGCAACAAGCGTGCTGAGATGTGGGGCGCGATGAAGGATTGGCTGCGAACGGCCAGCATCCCTAACGACCGGCAACTGAAAGCCGACCTAACCGGCCCGATGAAGAAACCCGACTCGTCGGGTACGATCTATCTGGAAGGTAAGAAAGAGATGAAGTCGCGTGGCCTCGCGTCACCGGACGCAGCCGACGCACTGGCAGTGACGTTTGCGTTCCCGGTGGCAAGCCGTGAATCGGGGTACGAAAGGACAGCGCGGTCAACACCACGCATGTATCAACAAGCAACTGTAGCAACTGGATGGATGGGAAACTAATATGGCAACCGCACCTGTAAAACCTGCAGCAACCGCAACACCTAATGCAGCGGCTTTGCGTCGTTACGTTGAGCGAAATAAAGACCGCGAAGCTATTTTTTCTAATCCAGAAAAGCTAAAGCAGGCTTTTGCAGACGCAGTTGCCAAAGCATATCATCGCTCTCCTGGCGCGGGTTACATGGAAAATGGCGGCGCCGAAGCAAGACTGTATCATGAAGCGTTAGCAAACATATACAACATTTCTGACTATTCACCTCCAGGCTGGCGCGACCCTTACAAGGATTGACTAGAATGGCAACGAAAAAAGGTGTGTCGTTAAGCGTTGGCCGGGGCGAGAAGCTGCCGGCCTCCAAGGGCGCCGGCCTGACAGCCAAGGGGCGGGAGAAGTACAACCGCGAGACAGGCTCAAACTTGAAAGCGCCGGCGCCCCACCCGAAGACGAAGGCTGATGAGGGTAGGAAAAAGTCGTTCTGCGCCAGAATGGGGGCCGTGGCAGCGAAAGCGAAAGACGGCGAACGCGCGAAAGCGTCACTTAAACGATGGAAGTGCTGATTATGGCGACTAAACCAGGGTTATACGCGAACATTCACGCTAAACGCGAGCGGATTAAGGCCGGATCAGGCGAAAAAATGCGCAAACCCGGCTCGCCTGGCGCGCCGACTAGCAAAGACTTCAAGCAATCGGCCAAAACGGCTAAAAAGGGGAAGTAAGATGCCGCTCGTAAAGTCATCTAGCAAAGACGCCTTTCGGAAAAATGTAGCCGCTGAGGTAAAATCCGGAAAATCGGTAAAACAAAGTGTGGCCATCGCGTATGCGACCAAGCGCGCAGCCGCCAAACCAGCGAAAAAGATGAAGTAAATGGACTATACCGGCATAAATAAGGCAGCAAAAGTCGCCGATATCGGTGGAAATCCACCGCCGGACGACATCAAGAAAGACACGCAAGACGTGCTGTCGACCATGCGAAAGCGCCTGCAAATGGCGATTTCGGCGCTGTCTGAGAGCCGGGAAGACGAACTAGACGACCTGCGCTTCTATGCAGGCTCGCCGGACAACCACTGGCAGTGGCCTGCTGACGTACTGGCCACCCGTGGTGCAGTGCAAGGACAGACGATCAACGCCCGTCCGACACTGACGATCAACAAGCTGCCGCAACATGTCCGACAAGTCACAAACGACCAAAGACAAAACCGTCCGAGCGGCAAAGTTATACCCGCTGACGACAACGCCGACCCAGAAGTCGCCGAAATCTACAACGGCATGGTCAGGCACATCGAATACATTTCGGATGCCGACGTTGCCTACGACACCGCCTGCGAGAACCAAGTAAGCTACGGCGAAGGTTACATCCGCATCCTGACCGAGTATTGCGACGACGACACGTTCGATCAGGACATCAAGATTTCACGGGTACGCAACTCGTTTTCGGTCTACATGGACCCCACCATCCAAGACCCCTGCGGTGCTGATGCCAAGTGGTGCTTCATTACCGAAGACCTGCAGCGCGCTGAATATGAGCGCATGTTCCCCAACGCAAGTCCTATCTCGACCTTGCAGGCGCAGGGTGTGGGCGACCAATCGATTTCGGTCTGGATCAACCAAGACACCGTGCGTATCGCCGAGTATTACTACGTCGAGTACGACAACGCGACGCTGAACCTGTACCCCGGCAACGTGACAGCTTTTGAAGGCTCGCCCGAAGCTCGTCAGATGAAGCAGATGGGTGTCAAGCCCGTGCGTAAGCGTCAGGTACACGCCAAGCGGGTCAAGTGGTGCAAGACCAACGGCTACGAGATGTTGGAAGAGCAGGATTGGATTGGCAAGTGGATCCCGGTCGTGCGCGTCATTGGTAACGAGTTTGAGGTCGACGGCAAGCTGTACGTGTCGGGTCTGGTGCGTAACGCTAAAGACGCCCAGCGCATGTACAACTACTGGACGAGCCAAGAGGCTGAAATGCTAGCCTTGGCACCCAAAGCGCCGTTCATTGGTTACGGTGGCCAGTTTGAAGGCTACGAGATGCAGTGGAAGACGGCCAACACGCAGAACTGGCCGTATCTGGAGGTCAACCCGGATGTCACAGACGGCTCTGGGGCTGTCCTGCCGCTGCCACAACGTGCTGCCCCACCGCTGCCGCAAACTGGTCTGATTCAGGCCAAGATGGGCGCTTCAGACGACATCAAGTCGACTACAGGGCAGTACGACACTAGCTTGGGAGCGACATCGAATGAGCGTTCGGGCAAGGCAATTATGGCGCGCGAGCGTCAGTCTGACACTGGCACTTATCATTACGTGGACAATCTGGCACGGGCTATTAGGCACGTCACTCGCCAGATTGTTGACTTGATCCCGAAGATTTACGACACCCAGCGAGTTGCCCGCATCATTGGTGTGGATGGCGACACCGACATGGTCAAGCTTGACCCCACCCAGCCGATGCCGGTCAAGAAGATCGTGGATCAGAACAACATCGAGATCGACAAGATATACAACCCCGGCGTGGGTAAGTACGACGTCGTGGTGACCACCGGCCCGTCCTACATGACCAAGCGTCAGGAAGCGCTGGACGCGATGGGCATGATCCTGCAATCCAACCCGCAGCTCTGGCAAGTCGCCGGCGACCTGTTCATCAAGAACATGGATTGGCCAGGCGCCCAAGAGATGGCCGAGCGGTTTGCTCGCGTCATCGACCCGAAAGTGCTGGGCGATGGTTCGGACGACAGCCCCGAGATGCAGATGGCCAAGCAGCAGATCGAGGCGATGGGCCAAGAGCTGGATCAGCTCCAGCAGATGCTGCAAAACGTCGGCAAGTCGGTCGAAGTGCAGGACTTGGAGCGCAAGAACTTTGAAGCCGAGATCAAGGCGTATCAGGCCGAGACACAGCGACTGACTGCCATATCTGGCGCTATGAATCCCGAACAAGTGCAAGAAGTCGTCATGCAGACTCTGCGTGATGTGATGACCACAGGCGACTTGGTGATGCAGCAGCAGAGCCAGCAGCTGATGGGCGACATGGCTATGCCGCAGGAAATGCCGCAAGAAATGCAGCAAATGCCGCCTGAAATGGGTATGATCCCACCTGAATCGGCTGAAATGCCGCCAGAAATGATGAATATGCCGCCTCAGGAGCCAATGGTATGAACGCCGCAGACTTTGTAGGTACGCTGTTTTTGGGTCGCGATGTGGCTCATTCAGTGCATCTGAACACCCGCAGTTACGCCAAACACAAGGCGTTGCAGAAGTTTTACGACGGTATTGTTGATCTGGCAGACAAGTTTGCTGAAGCCTACCAAGGCAAGTATGGTCTGATTGGCCCCATTTCGTTGCAGTCTGCTAAAAAGCAGGGCAACATCGTTGAGTTTTTAGAAGGCCAGCTAGACGAGATACATTCCGTGCGCTACAAGGTCGTTGATAAGGAATGCACCGCAATCCACAACATTATTGATGAGATTGAAGCGCTGTACATGTCAACGCTCTATAAATTGAAGTTTCTTGCTTGAGGTAAAACATGGCAAATTACACCTACATCACGGCTTCGGCCAATATTAAACCTTCGGCGGGCAAGCTGAAGGGTATTTTTGTCAGCGCTGCCTCCAGCACACCGACAATTACTGTTTACGATTCGGAAGCAAAAACCACGACAAACACCATTTTGGGCGTGTTTACCCCAGCGGCTGCAACGTCGTATGTGCTGCCGCTAGACGGCGCGTATGCTAAAAGTGGCATTTATGTCGTAATTAGTGGTACAGTTTCCGCAACAATTATTTACGAGTAAGTCGAAATACCGCACAGGTGCGGAACACCTGGGATTCTTTAGGAATCGACAATGTCTGATGAAGTACAAAACGAGTTAGCGGAAGCACCCGCGCCAGAACAGGCACCGACGGCAGAGCCTGTAGCTGAAGAAACACATGCGCCGGAGAATGATGAGTCAAAGCCAGCTAAAGTCTTCACACAAGAAGAACTAGACGCTGCCATTGGCAAAAGGCTTGCAAGAGAACAGCGTAAGTGGGAAAGAGAACAGGCACGTCGAGCGCAAGAAGCGCCTGCCGCACCTGCCGAACTCCCGCCGGTCGAGAATTTTAATTCTGTTGATGAGTACGCCGACGCATTGGCCGTACGAAAAGCAGAAGAATTATTGGCCAAACGTGAAGCTGATCGTGAACGCATGAGTGTGATTGAAGCGTATCAAGATCGTGAAGAGGACGCGCGGACTAAGTATGAGGACTTTGAACAAGTCGCATACAACCCCGCACTGCCGATCACGAACGCGATGGCTGAGACTATTCAATCGTCCGATATCGGCCCCGAACTAGCGTATTACTTGGGCTCACACCCAGGCGAAGCTAGCCGGATTTCACGCTTATCGCCTATTCTGCAGGCTAAAGAGATTGGCAAACTGGAAGCTAAAATTGCTTCAGAACCGGTCTTAAAGAAGACAACCAGCGCCCCACCACCGATAGCACCGATTAGCGGTCGTGGCTCTGGCTCACCGTCTTACGACACAACTGACCCACGTTCTATCAAGAACATGACTGCGTCAGAGTGGATTGAGGCAGAGCGCCAGCGTCAAATCAAGAAGTGGGAAGCTCAACGTAATCGCTAACTTTTTTTAGGATATAAATCATGGCAAACTCGATTCTTACCATCGACATGATTACTCGGAAAGCTCTCGAAATCCTCGAGAACAACCTGGTACTCACCCGTAACGTTAACCGTCAGTACGACGACTCTTTCGCCGTTGAAGGCGCAAAAATTGGTTCCACACTGCGTATCCGTTTACCGGATCGCGCTCTGGTAACCGACGGTGCCGCCCTGCAAACTCAGGACGACAACGAACAGTTCACCACCCTGACTGTTGCTTCGCAGAAGCACATCGGTGTTAACTTTACCTCCGCTGAACTCACCATGCAGTTGGATGACTTCGCAGAGCGTGTTCTGAAGCCTCGTATTTCGCAGCTGGCCTCGTCGATCGATGCTGACGTTGCTAACGCATACAAGAGCGTTTACAACTCTGTTGGCACGCCTGGCACCACACCTTCGACTTCGCTCGTTCTGCTGCAAGCCCAGCAGAAGCTGAACGAAAACGCAGCTGTAATGTCGCCACGCTACGCAACCGTTAACCCAGCTGCTAACGCTGGTCTGGTTGAAGGCATGAAAGGTCTGTTCAACCCAACCAACACCATCTCCAGCCAGTTCAAGAACGGCATGATGGGCACCGGTGTTCTGGGCTTTGAAGAAGTCAACATGTCTCAGTCGATCAAGCAGCACACCACCGGCACACGTTCTACCAGCGACACCATTCTGGTAAACGGCACTGTGTCGACTCAGGGTCAGTCGACCATCAGCATCGATGGCGGCACTGGTTCGGCAACCGTTACTGTTGGCGACGTCTTCACTATCGCCGGCGTGTACGCTGTCAACCCACAGACTCGCGAGTCCACCGGTTCGCTGCAGCAGTTCACCGTGACCCAAGCTAACACCGCTTCCGGCGGCGCTTGGACAAACATCGCTATTTCACCTGCTATGTACACATCTGATAACGCTCTGGCGACTATCAATGCGTTCCCACAAGACGGCGCAGCAGTGACTTTCTTGGGTGCAGCTTCGACTCAGTACGCTCAGAACCTCGTTTACCACAAGGATGCGATCACTTTCGCTACCGCCGACCTGTTGCTGCCACAAGGCGTCGACATGGCTTCGCGTCAAGTACACAACGGCATTTCGCTGCGTGTTGTTCGTCAGTACGACATCAACAACGACCGTCTGCCTTGCCGTATTGACGTGCTGTACGGCTATAGCACGATCCGTCCTCAAATGGCTTGCCGCATGTGGGGTTAAGTCTTGGTGGGGGCTTCGGCCCCCATTAACAACATTTTTTAAGGATACTTATCATGGCAATTCCAAATGGCGCTGGTGGTTATCAACTTGGCGATGGCAATGTTTCTGAGGCAACGCTGACTGTTCAGGGCGCTCCTACCGCACTGACCGCAGCTGCAACAGCAACTGCTGCTCAACTCTCAAACGGCCTGTTTACTTTCAACGGCACTGCTGGCAATCTGACTCTGCCTACCGTTGCTGATCTGGAAGCAGGCATTCCAAACGCTGTCAAAGTCAATGCTGCGTTCGACTTCTACGTTATCAATATCGATGCCGGTACTGACGACGTGACCGTTGCAACAGCTACTGGCTGGACTCTGGTGGGTGCTATGGCTGTGACTGAAAACACTTCGGGTCACTTCCGCGCTCGCAAGACCGGCGACGGTACTTGGACGCTGTATCGCATTTCTTAATGCTATGGGGGCTTCGGCCCCCGTTTTTAAAGGATAGATCATGCCTAATACCCAAGCAACAGGCGTGGCGTATGCAGACCCCGAATTTACGACTTGCTATGCAAGCCAAGAAATCGGCTATTCTGCTGCTGCGCAAGGTACTGTAACTCAAGCAACAGATAAGTCTACTGGCGTGACTTTAAACAAGTCTGCTGGTCGCATTACGATGAACAATGCAGCTTTGGCGGGTAATACGGCAGTGTCTTTTACACTGACTAACAATACGGTTTCCGCTAACGACACCATTATTGTAAACATATCGGGCGGCGGTACTGCTGCGGCTTACACAACGTACATCTCTAGCATGGCCGCAGGGTCTGCTGTAGTTACGTTGCGTAACATGACAGCTGGCTCGTTGTCGGAGGCAGTTATCATTAACTTTTCTATCCTCCATTGCTTAACCTAACTTGACGGGGCTTCGGCCCCGTTACTCTTATGCCTATATATTTACAACATCCAGTTCACGGCACCAAAGTCGCTACGATGGAAATGGAAGCCGAATTTGATGAACAAAACGGCTGGCTTCGGTATAATCCCGACACGCCTTCAGAGCCTGAAGCGGCGGCACCAGCCAATGAACTGGAAGTTAAACGTCGTCGTGGCCGTCGCCCAACAGAGGCGGCAGCTTAAAGGAGTGTAAATGGCAACCGCCTTCGACCAGATTAAAGCGGCGCTTCGGCTCATAGGCCAACTGGCTGAAGGTGAAGAGCCCTCCCCGCAGGCAGCACAGGATGCTTTGAACGCCATGAATCAGATGATTGATTCGTGGAATACTGAGCGCCTAGCCGTCTTTTGCACGGAAGACCAAATATTTAATTGGCCGCCTGACGAGATCACTCGCACGCTTGGCCCCACCGGTAACTTTGTGGGCAACCGCCCCGTTTTGATTGACGACGCAACGTACTTCCGTGACGCTAGCACTAACGTCTCGTTTGGTATCAAGCTTATCAATCAACAGCAATACGACGGCATCGCGGTCAAAACGGTCACCAGTACCTACCCGCAGGTCATGTTTGTGAACAACACGTTCCCAGACATCACCATGACGATCTATCCTAAACCAACACGCGTTTTGGAGTGGCACTTTGTGTCGGTGCAGCAACTAGATAAGCCGGCTACTTTGAACACGGTGCTGTCGTTCCCGCCCGGCTATTTGCGTGCGTTTAAGTACAACTTGGCGATGGAAATTGCCAACGAGTTTGGTGTCGAGCCTATGCCGCAAGTGCAGCGTATCGCTATGACGTCCAAACGTAACTTGAAGCGCATCAACAATCCTGACGACGTGATGTCCATGCCATACTCGTTGGTGGCGACTCGTCAACGGTTTAACATCTACGCCGGTAACTATTAAACCGTGAAGACGCCTATCCTTGGCCAATCGTATGTGGCTCGCAGCGTTAACGCTGCGGATAGCCGCATGGTAAACCTGTACCCTGAAGCCACACCGGCGCCAGAAGGTATGGAGCCCGCGTTTCTGAACCGGGCGCCAGGCTTGCGTAAGCTTGCGACTGTTGGCACCGGCCCCATCCGTGGGCTGTGGCAGTACGGCAACTACGGCTACGCTGTCTCAGGCAGCAAGCTCTACCGCATATCAAGCGATTGGACATCGATACCGCTAGGTAACGTCAGTGGTACTGGCCCCGTGTCGATGGTCGACAATGGCACACAGCTTTTCATTGCAGCCAATCCTGACGGCTACATCTACGACGCGTCGACTGAAGAGTACGCCGAAATTACGGACGTGGACTTCCCAGGCGCCGTGACTGTGGGCTATTTGGACGGCTATTTCGTTTTCCAAGAGCCAAACTCCCAGAAGTTCTGGACGTCTGAGCTGCTTGATGGCACCCAGCTCGACCCGCTGTCGTTTGCCAGTGCTGAAGGTATGCCGGACAACCTCATTTCGTTGTTTGTCGACCACCGCGAGGTGTGGCTGTTTGGCACGCAGTCCGTTGAGGTCTGGTACGACGCAGGCGACACGCCGTTTCCTCTGGCTCGCATCCAAGGTGCGGTCAACGAGATCGGCTGTGCAGCAACCTTTTCAGTGGCTAAGATGGACAACTCGCTGTTCTGGCTAGGGTCGGATGCCCGTGGCCAAGGCGTGGTGTTCCGTGCCAACGGCTACACTGGCCAGCGTATTTCGACCCACGCGGTCGAGTTTGCCATCCAGAGCTACGGCACCATCTCAGACGCAATCGCTTTCACCTACCAGCAAGACGGCCACGCTTTCTACGTGCTGACCTTCCCGACTGCTCAGAAGACTTGGGTGTTCGATGTGGCCACAGGTGCCTGGCATGAGCGTGCCGGGTTTGCCAACGGTCAGTTCATCCGTCACCGTGCCAACTGCCAGATGTTTTTCAACAACGAAGTGGTTGTTGGCGACTTCCAGAACGGCAAAATTTACGCTTACGATTTAGATGTGTTTGCTGACGACACGCTGCCACAAAAGTGGCTGCGGTCATGGCGGGCGCTGCCTACCGGCCAGAACAACTTGAAGCGTACCGCCCAGCACGCCTTGCAGCTTGAGTGCGAGACGGGCGTGGGCATCGTGACCGGCCAAGGCAACGACCCACAGGTCATGCTGCGCTTCTCAGATGACGGCGGCCACACATGGTCGAACGAGAAGTGGGCGGGCATGGGCAAGATGGGCAATTACGGGTTTAGAGCGTTCTGGCGTCGTTTAGGCATGACTGACAAGCTGCGTGACCGCGTGTACGAGGTATCAGGCACTGACCCCGTCAAGATCGCCATTATGGGTGCCGAACTCGCGTTGACCGGCACCAATGCCTAACCCAGATAACGAACCGCAAATACCCAAGAATCAGTCGCCGATCTCCGACGACCGGACGGGTATGGTCTCGCGTGACTGGTACCGGTTCTTCCTAAACCTGCTCAATAAGGCCAACCAAGGCGGTGGGGGCGGCACAGGCACGGTGACGTCGGTCAACGTATCCGGCGGCACAACAGGTTTAACGACCTCTGGCGGACCTGTCACGACGTCCGGCACCATCACCCTAGCCGGAACCCTAGACGTTGATAACGGCGGCACAGGAGCCACTACAGCCTCTGGCGCACGCACTAATCTAGGCGCAGCAGCGTCCGGCGCCAACTCGGACATCACCTCGATGTCGGGCATTACAGGGGCTATCAGCTCGCCCACCTACATCCAGATGGGCAACGGTGCAGCTACCACACTAGCAGCTGGCCGCATGTGGTACAACCAAACCACCGGCACATGGAACATGGGCATGGGCGGCGGTGCCATTACTCAGCAGGTCGGCGAAGAGCTGTACGTTTACGGTAAAGCCACAGCGACTATCTCTGGCGAAACTATCCTGCAAGCCATCTATAAAACGGGCGTTGTAGGCGCGTCTGGCGCTATTACTTTTGCCCCCACTATTGCTGGTATTACCGATATTGGCGCCATTATTGGTGTTGCCACGGAAGACATCGCCACAAACGGCTTTGGCCGGGTGACCAGTTTTGGTGTAGTTCGCGGCATAAATACGACCGGGGCAACATACGGCGAGACTTGGACGGACGGCACCGACATTTGGTACAACCCCGTTACCGGCGGTTTAACTAGCACAGAGCCTGTGGCGCCTAACATTAAAGTTCAGATCGGCACCGTCATCAACGCTGGCCCCGGCGGGTCAGGGTCGTTTCAAGTATTGCTGACCCCTGGGTCTACTCTTGGCGGCACGGATTCCAACGTGCAGTTTTCGTCGCTTGCCAACAATAACTTAATCCAGTACGACAGCGCGTTACAGTATTGGAAGAATGTTACGCCCGGCAGCGTCACAGGCGTTGGCAGCGTAGCCAATGCCTTAACAGCTGGCACCGGCATTTCGTACAGCGTTGGCACGACCTACAACGGCTCAGTAGCGGTCACGATCAACAATTCAGCGCCTGACCAGACGGTGGTGTTGACCGGCGGCACAGGCATCAGCACGTCGGGCACGTACCCCAGCTTTACGATTACCAATACCTTGCCAGACCAAACGGTGTCGCTAACCGGGGCGGGCACGACTAGCATCTCCGGCACGTACCCCAACTTCACCATCACGTCGAATGACCAGTATGTGGGCACGGTCACTAGCGTGTCCGGCACCGGTACGGTCAACGGCATTAGCCTGTCTGGCACGGTCACATCTAGCGGCAGCCTGACACTAGGCGGCACACTGTCAAACGTCAGCTTGACCACGCAGGTGACCGGCACGCTGCCGATTGCTAATGGCGGCACCGGCCAAACGACTGCCAGCGCCGCCTTTAACGCCTTGTCCCCGGTTACTAGCACGGGCGATCTGATCCTTGGCAACGGTGTCAACAGCTCGACCCGCCTGCCAATTGGCGCGAATACTTACGTGCTGACATCGAATGGCACGACAGCCTCTTGGGCGCTGCCAACCGGCTCGGGCGCGACGATTACGAACGACACGACTACAGCCACGAACGTCTACCCAACGTTTGCAGCTGCCACGTCCGGTTCACTGTCGACCATCTATACCAGCAACGCCAAATATCTGTACAAACCTAGCACAGGTGAATTAACATCGGAGCATTTCGTAGCGAGCAATGGTATATTTGTCAATAGTTTAACTATTGACACTAGCTACACAATTGCTGCAGGCACCTCCGGTATGTCGGCAGGCCCGATAACAGTGGCTAGCGGCACTACGGTGACGGTATCTAGCGGCTCACGATGGGTGGTGGTGTGAACGCGGTTGAGATATTTAACCCTGACAGCACGGCGGTCGTTACGCCGGAGTTAATGCGGCAGAAAGTTGTGGCGCTGCAGGATGAATTGCTGCAAATGCCGCAGGCTGATATTGTGACAACACACACGTTTTTGCCCGGCGTATACGAGCGAAAGATTACGATACCGCCGTGGACAATATTGACAGGCGCAGCGCACAAGACGGACTACCGCGTGCGGTTGGAAAAAGGCACAATTGCGGTAAACCGTGACACGGAAGTGGTTGTGCTAACCGCGCCATGTGAGTTTGACGCCAAAGCGGGTGAGCAACGCGCAGGGCGGGTGTTTGAGGATGAAGTTGTCTGGGTGGACATTTACCCCAACCCCGACGATTGCCAAGATATACCGACATTAGAAGACAGACTGTACGTAGTGCCGGAGTGCGGATTAGGTGACACACGTAGACGGCTAAGAATTGAGTCGGCGCGCGCAGATTATCAGTTGTTTTTAGGGCAGTTAGGGGTAGATCAACCCACAATGGACGCGATAGTGACCATTGAAAGTGATCTGATTGATATGCCGGAAGGGCACGATGTAGAGTTGAAAGAATCGCCAGTGCATGGTATCGGCATGTTTGCTACACGGTACTTTTTTGCAGGTGAAGTTATTTGCCCTGGTCGATTGGATGGAAAGCGTACTCCAGCAGGGCGATATATTAACCATTCGCACGATGCTAATGTAATACCATACAAATTTGGTGATGACATCTATACGATAGCATTAAAAGATATATCTATAGGTGAGGAGCTTTTTTTAGATTATAGAGCCTCTATGCGAGTAAATTTTGGGCTTTATTTATCGGGGGAAATGTTATGTCAGGGTACACAGCAGCAGCAATTGGTGGCGCCGCTTTAATAGGCGGCTACGCTTCTAATCAAGCAGCTAAAAAACAATTGCAAGGCGCTAGGGAAGGCGCTGCTGCAGAAGAGCGCATGTTTAATCGTCAGGTTGAACTGCAAGAGCCTTTTCGTCAAGCTGGCGTTAACGCGCTGCCCGAACTAATTGAAGCTTCTCGCTACACGCCATTTGGCATGGAACAGTTCCAAGCTGACCCCGGTTATGGTTTTCGTCTTAAAGAAGGACTGCGAGCGCTAGAAGGTAGCGCTGCAGCACGCGGCGGCCTGCTGTCAGGTAATGCCCTGCGCGGCGTGGCGCGCTATGGTCAAGGATTGGCAGCGGAAGAATACGGAAATGCGTTTAATCGTTATCAAGCAGAGCGTGCCGCTCGTTTAAACCCCCTACAAAGTTTGGCAGGGCTTGGCCAAAGCACGTCTGCGCAAATGGCTGGGCAAGCAGGCACATATGGCCAACAGATGGCGCAAAATGCCGCAAATATGGGCAACATTCGCGCGTCGAGCTACATGAACACTGCTAACGCATTGGCGGGCGGTATTGGCACGGGGTTGAACTATTACCAAAATCAGCAGATGATGGATCGGTATTTTCCACAACGCGACGCTGAGTTAATGGATATTGGTAACTCTACTAGCGATTACGGTTCATATCGCCGTCGATAGAAATGTTAAAGGTAAATTATGGCCGGTATTGATTACAGCATCCCAGGGCAGTTCAAAGGCATTCAACTTGAATCGCCCATGAACGCTATGGCGCAAGCCATGCAGTTGCGCGGGCTGCAAGACACGCTACAACTTAATGCGTTGAAAGCGCAAGAGTATCAACAACAGCAGCAAGAGAAGAACGCGCTTGCTCAGTTAATGGCTACGCCCGGCTTAAAATATGGGTCAGATGAATTTTTTAACCAACTTGCAACTAAAGCGCCTAGTTTTTACGAAAAAATTGCTGGTGGCGTAGAAAAGCGCCAAACCGCAGAGGCGCAACAGCAGCTTGCACTTTCAACAAAACAACAACGCGAACAAGCTATACAAGACGCCGCAAGAAAAGATAAAGAAGCTAGACGCGGTAGTGCATTTCGCTACATTGCTAACGCACAAGATTTTGGCCAAGCAGCTAGTTTGGTTGAACGGTCTGTGCGAAATGGCGATATTAGCCGTGAAGAAGCAGACGATATGTTAGCGCCGCTGTATGCTTCGGGGCAGCCTGACATGGGTCAATTTAGAGCTAACGTTCTGACCGGCTTGTTGCCTGCAAAAGAAGCGTTGACTGCGGGCGCTGACCTTGAAAAAGCGACATTAGGTGTTGCCTCAGAAAAGCAAAAGCTTGAGAAAGAAAAACTTGATTTTGCAAAAGCAAAATTTGGTTTTACAACTGAGCAGTTTGATACTCGCCTTAAACAGTTTAACCAGTTCTACCCAGCGACTAGAGTTACGTCAGAGGTTGACGTTGAAACTCGGCTTAGAGCGCAAGCCGCAGACCCAATACTTGGCCCACTAATTAAAGAGTTTGGGTCAATTGAAGAACTTATTGCGCGCGATAAAAAGGAATTTAGAGCCAACGAAGATGGCTACAAAAACCGTTTGGCCGGCGTGTCTATAGATAAAATTTTAGGTGCTGCTGAAGAAAAAGAACAGGCTGCCTTTAGTCAAGATCAACTAAATCGAGTCTTAAACAAACAGCCTTTAATTAGCTTTGATCAATGGCGCGCGCTCCAACGTTCAACACAAACAGCCCCTGCGCCTGACGCGGCGGCTGTTGCTCCTGCTGCTGCGGTTGATTCTAAAACTGTTGCTATGCCAACTAACGTTGCCGTTACAACAGAAGACGGCAGTAAAAAACTGGGTGAAGTTCCAGTTGTAGCAGATGTTTCTGGAGTTGACTTTTTAGACCCAACGGCGCAGGCATTGTATACCTTAGCTAGTAACCCTAAAAACAAAGATCGGGCACAGGCCTTAACGCACTTGGCCGATAAAATGCAGGCCGAACACGCAGAGAGACTAAAAGAAAAACGTGCTGAAGAACAAAAGTCAACAACACTTTCTGGTGATTTCATAAACGTAACAGTAGCAGAAGACAAAATAGCTGAACTTGAAAAAAACCCAACTCCACTTAACCTAAGAAAAATAGCAAATTTGCGGGCACAAATTAAAGCCGCAAATGAAGGTAAAGCGCCTAAAAATTACAATGTAGTCAAACTGCCGCCGCAAGAAAATGCGTTTGAAATAGGGGTTGGTTCTGGGCAAGCTAAAACAGTGCTTGAAAATAAAGCCAAAGCTGAAGACGCGCGCGACATGTTGGATACGGTCAGCATTGGCCGAAACATTCTTAAGTCTGGAACTATCACCGGAGCTGGCGCAGACTTTTTTGTTGGGCTTAACCAAGCGCTTAAAACTGCGGGCGTCGATTTTGGCTATGCCGAAGCATCAGCAAATTCGCAAGCCTATGCAGCTAACATGGCGCAAAACGTTGGTAAGCTAATTAAACTGTTTGGTGCAGGTACTGGGCTTTCTGACGCTGACCGAAAATATGCTGAACGTATGGCTGGCGGTCAAATTTCGTTGGATCGCAAAGCGCTTGAAAAGATACTTGATATTCAAGAACGCGCGTCGCGTAATGTAATTCAACGACACAATAAAAGCGTTAAAGGCATTAAAACCAATATCCCGTTGGAAGTTGAACTTGATGAAGCGCCTCTCGCACCGGCGGCGGCTGCATCAATACCAAAAACAAATTCTAAGGGGTGGGTATTAAAAAAGGATAAAGCCGGTAATAGAGCGTATGTCAGTCCTGATGGTAAGCAATTTGAAGAGGTCAAATAATGGGTTTTGATCTATCCACTGCCAAACCAGTTGAAGACACGGGCGGGTTTGACCTATCTTCTGCGCAAGAAGATACTTCTTTGCCGGAAGATTTTTTCAGGGCGGCTGAACAAGCTCAATTGCCTGGCCCTCGCCGTGAATATAGCGCGTTTGAAGTGCCGTTTCAGGCAGCTACAAACCTGTATCCTAGCGCCAAGCGCTTTGTGGGTGGTTTGTACGATGTAGTTACACACCCAGTACAGACAGCTAAAGGTGTATTAGACATCGGCGCCGGCGCTATTCAAAGCGTACTGCCGCAAACGGTCGTTGATTTTGTAAATCGTTTTGAAGCTAACCCCGAAGCCGGACGTCAAGTTGTTGAAGCAGCGCGTGCTGCTGGCGGCGTTATTGCAGATCGGTACGGCGGCTACGAAAATATTAAGCGCACGTTAGCGGAAGATCCGGTGGGCGCTGCTGCGGATTTATCGACGCTGCTAACCGGCGGTGCAGGCGTAGCTAGATTGGCGGGTAAAGGTCAGCGCATGTTGACCGGCGAACTTGGCTCGTTGGGGCAAAATGTAATTGGCGGGCTAGATCGCGCCGCCACGCTTACCAACCCAATATCTGCGGTGACTATACCGGCACAAAAAGCACTGGCGTTTAAAGAAGCTATTTTGCCCGGTGCGCTAACCAAACAAAAAGAAATTAACGCCGTTCGTGACGCCACATTGCGTGCCGGTCTTGAAGAAGGTTACATGGCAACGCCTGGTAGCGTGACGCCACAAGGCCGCAACATCATCGCCGAACGTATGGCAGGCAAAACCAATCTTGAGCAGTTGATGTCGATTAACAATCAAGACGTCACTAATAAGCTGGCTCGCCGCGCAGTTAATATTGATGAAACTGCGCCGCTGACGTCTGAAAATATGCGCGGTATCCGCGCGGCAGAATACGAAAAGGGTTACAAACCTGTCGAGCGTATTGGTGAAGTGCCCGCTGACGTACAGTATTTTGTTGACTTGAATAACGTCAAATTAAAGTACACCGGCCCGCAAAAGTCTTTTCCCGGCGCAGTGCCCGATGAAGTAACTAAACTGTTTGATATTTATTCGACAGATAAGTTTAACTCTAAGGACGCGGTACAGGCGATTCGCAATTTGCGTGAAGATGCTAGGGCAAATTTTCGCAAGAATGAAAATGCAACGGCTAACGCGCAGCTTGATATAGCTAATGCACTGGAAAATCAGATGGAGCGGGCTATAGCCGCTACACCTACGCCTAACGCTAATACGTTGCTTGAACAGTTTCGATTGTCCCGCCAGCGTATGGCAATCTCTCACACGATTGAGGATGCTATCCGCGAAGGCGGCGGGTCTGTAGAAGCTAAAAAACTTGCCCGTGATTTGCAGAGCGGCAAATATTTGTCTGGCGATTTAAAAACAGCAGCTGAATTTGCTAACGTATTTCCCCGCGTGTCTAAAACTGCAGCCGAGATTGGCACGCCAGGCGCAGGCACGATGATGGGCGCGCCGTCTGGTTTTGGTGGCTTAATAGGCTCTGGGCTTGGCTACATGGCTGGCGAAGGTTCAGGTATGGGCGCTTTAGTAGGCAGCGCGGTGGGCGCATACGGCCCGCAAACGGTGTCCGCCGCAATGCGTAACTATTTGATGTCGCAAGGCGTTCAAAATAAGTTAATTCCAACTTACGAATCTACGCTAGGGCGTTTATCATCCGACATTACCGCCCGCAATGCGTTGCTGGCTACGCAAGCCGGCAACGTTACGAATCAGAACAATCTGAGGAAATAAATGGCATCCCTAACCCCAACACCCAAGCAGCAATTCTTCGATGCCAACGGTAACCCGCTGGTAGCCGGTAAGGTCTACACCTACGCCGGCGGCACGACGACACCAATTGCGACCTACACCGACCAGGCAGGCGGCACGGCAAACACCAACCCGATCATCCTTGATTCGCGTGGCATGGCCAACATCTGGCTGCAGCCAACCGTTGCGTACAAGTTCGTCATCACCGACAGCACGGATGTCACCCAGTACACCACGGACAATATCCTAGTACCTGTGGACAATCTGTCGTTCGGCTCGCCACCCCCGATCGGTGACGTAGAGCCTGACACTGGCGCGTTTACGACCTTATCAGCCACGCAAGATGTGACCTTCTCCGGCTTTGGCTACGTGCAGATGCCTGTGGGCGCAACGACTGACCGTCCTAGCTCGCCAGCTGAAGGCATGTTCCGCTACAACAGCACGTTAGATTTGTTTGAAGGCTTTAGCAATAACCAGTGGGGTCAGGTGGGCGGCGCTGCGGGTGCAACCGGCGGCGGTAACGACGAAGTGTTTATTGAGAACGACCAGACCGTCACGATCAGTTATACAATTCCGGCTACCAAGAACGCCATGACCACCGGCCCGATCACGCTAGGTGCTGGCTTTGTTGGCACGGGTAGTATTGCGGCCACAACGTTGACGATTGACACGGCTACCTCTGGCGCTGTCGCGGTAGGGTCGGTGATTGCAGGTTCGGGCATCACGGCAGGTACGGTCATTACGGCCTTGGGTACAGGCACCGGCGGTATTGGCACCTACACGGTCGATGTGTCGCAGTCGGTGTCGCTGACCGCGATTACCGCAGCGGTAATTGTTACCGTTTCATCCGGCAGTCGGTGGGTTGTGATTTAGCCCATGAGAAAACGGCACGTACCTGCGGATGAGATAGCGTACATCCAACAATCGTGGGTTGTTGGTGACGACGGCGTTTTTTATTGGAAACGTAACGGCGGCGCAGGCGTTAAAGCGGGCGATAAAGTTGGAGTAATAACGTCAAAAACTGGGCATCAAGCATGCGTTTTGTATTACGATAAAAAACTTAGGGGCTATTCTTGCGGAAAAGCCGCTTGGATGATTTTTTACGGTGAAGACCCGAAGTCCGAAATAGACCATATTGATTGCAATCCGCAAAATCATGTACTTAGTAATTTGCGAAAAGCAACGCGGGCAGAGCAATGCCAAAATAGGCGGTCAGGAAAACTTAACCGTAAAAATAAGGGTGTGTACAAAAGAAACTACGGCGATTATTGGACGGCGCAGATTTGGAAAGACGGAAAAGCGTACACTTTAGGTACGTTTAAGTCTGAAAACGAAGCTGTACAAGCTAGGGTTGCCGCAGCAAAAGAACTGCATGGCGCTTTCGCAAATTTGCAGTCTTATATGTAAAGGATAAATCATGGCAAGTTTAGTTCTTTCAGGCGACACTAGCGGCACGATTACGATCGCAGCCCCCGCCGTCTCTGGCAGTAATACGCAGACGTTGGTAGCAACCACAGGTACGTTGGCGCCCATTGTGTCGGCAACAGCCGTTGCATCCACTAGCGGAACCAGCATTGATTTTACGTCGATACCGTCGTGGGTGAAGCGTATTACGGTGATGTTGAGTGGAGTGAGTACGAATGGGACAAGCAACCCATTAATTCAGTTAGGTGATGCGGGCGGAATTGAAGCGACTGGCTATTCAGCAACATCAACAAATCAAAGCGGGACAGTTGCATCGTATACCACTGGGTTTGGGGTGAATAATGCAAGTGCATCAGTACTTTTATATGGTAATTTGACATTCACCTTAATTAGCGCTAGTTCTTTTCTTTGGTCTATGACGGGGGCCATTAGCTTAGGGGCTGGTGGTGGTTCTTATTACGTAGCTGGTTCTAAGGCGCTTTCCGACACCTTAGACCGAGTCCGTATCACTACCGTCAACGGCACAGACACCTTTGACGCTGGCACCATCAACATTCTCTACGAATAAGAGGACATCATGGCTGGAACTATCGTAGCAGATCAACTAGAAGCCGCGTCGACAAGCACGTTGGTGATTAAGAACGGTGTGGCTAACACGCCGCCAACTATTCAGGATAGCGCAGGTACGCAGATTGGTACGTTCTGTCGTGCGTGGGTAAACTTTAACGGTACGGGCACTGTCGCTATTCGTGCATCGTTTAATGTGAGTTCGATTACTGACAATGGTACGGGTGATTACACTGTGAACTTTACGACGGCTATGCCAGACGCGAATTATTCATGGTCTGCTATAGGGTCTGATATTGCGTCCCTTCGTAGAACGTTTGCCCCATATACAGCAGCACCAACAACATCTGCATTTAGGTTTCTTGTGACCGATAGCGCATCTAATCAAGTTGATGTTGTATATAACGCAGTATCAGTATTCCGTTAACAAGGACTAATCATGGACAAGCGCATAATTTACCCATCAGATAACGGCGGCGTTGTTATCGTCATTCCAGCGGAATCGGTTGAAGCGGCGATGAAAGACATCCCTGCGGATAAGCCTTACAAGATCATCGATGCAACTGACGTACCTTCTGACCGTACATTCCGTAACGCTTGGACGGCTGACTTTTCTGAGGTGACTGAATGATTACAATCGACTTTTCTAAGGCGCAAGCCATTACCAAAGACCGGCTACGTGCTGAACGGACACCACTCCTAGCTGCTCAAGATGTGGCATTTCAGCGCGCGCTAGAGACTAATGGCGATACGGCTGCGGTTGTGGCTGAGAAGCAGCGTCTTCGTGATGTAACGAGTCAGGTTGATACTTGCACAACGTTGGATGAACTGAAAGCCTTGAGCTGCGCTGCGCCAGCCGTTGAGCCAGCGGTTGAGCCTATCGTTGAAGGAGAAGCATAATGGCAGTCACAATTACCGGTAGCGCAGGCGTTACCACGAACACAGGTGCTGTGTATGACAGCTTACAGAGAACCACAGCGGTTGCCTCGACGTCGGGTACATCTGTTGACTTCACAAGCATACCGTCGTGGGTTAAGCGGATTACGGTAATGTTTCAGGGGGTTGGGACTAACGGCACGTCAATTCCGCAAATTCAACTTGGCGCAGGCAGCATAACAACCTCGGGCTACGTAGGTACTTCAGGAATTTTTACCACCACATCTGCTGTTTCTGCGCTTTCTGCGGGATTTTTATTGTCCGCAGGTCACGCCGCAACTGTGCGCTATCAAGGGACTGCCACGATAACTTCAATTACGGGCAATGTTTGGGTTTGCGCAACAGTATTGGGTAGGTCTGACGCTGCTAACATGTGTTTTTGTGGTGGCACAATTGCGCTTTCCGGTACGTTAGATAGGTTACGAATCACCACAGTTAACGGCACTGACGCATTTGCCGCCGGCACCATCAATATCATTTACGAGTGACGCATGGATTCGCAAGTGCTTTTTAATATCGCCGTGGCCATCGCGGGCTTCTTCGGCGGCTGGGTGTTGAACAACATTCACCGCTCGATCGACCGGTTGGACGTGGATGTGCGTGCCATGCCGCACGTTTATGTCACCCGTGAGGACTACAAGGACGACATGCGCGACATCAAAGAGATGTTGGGCAAGATATTTGACCGCTTAGAGGCCAAGCAGGATAAATGATCGATCCGGTGACCATCGGCTTGGCCATTGCAGGCGTCAAGGCGGTTGTCACTGGCGTCAAAGAAGCGGCTGCGCTTGCCAAAGAAGCGTTCGATGAGATCAACGGTGCAGTCGAGTCCGGCAAGACGCTAGCCGACTCCATGTCGGGCGTCACTAAGTTCTTCTCAGCCGCCGGCAAGTACGAGACCAAGCGCAGTCAGCTTGAAGAAGCCAAGGTCGCCCAAGAGGCTGCAGTGGCCAAAGGCGAGCCGGTGCCCGACTACGTATCAGATGCTGAGTACGTCATGGAGCTGATGATTATTGATCGTCAGATCAAGCAGTATTACGACGACATCAAGCACATCTTCACCTATCATTTTCAAGAAGCCGGCATGTGGGACGAGTTCTGGCAACGCATGGGCAAGCTGCGAGCCGAACGCGAAGCCAAGGCCGAAGCAGCCAGGCAGGCTGAGACAGAGAAGCGCCTGCATGAGAAGACCTTAGAGATGAAGAAGCGCCGCGAACGGCAGCGCCTAATAGATAGTGTTGAAACAGTAGGTGCAGGTGTCGTTATCGTCATTATTATTTTAATGTTCTGCTGGGCTATACGGTGGATGTTCCAACAAGGAGGTTGACATGCTAGGACTTGACGCGCTGCTGGGTATTGGCGGCAAACTGATCGACAAACTGATTCCGGACCCGGAACAGAAGGCCAAGGCGCAATTGGAGCTAGCCAAGATGGCTCAAGACGGTGAACTTGCCAAAATGGCAAACGAGACTGACTTGTACAAGTCTGAGCAGAACAATCTGACTGAGCGCCTAAAGGCCGACATGGGCAGCGACAGCTGGCTGTCAAAAAACATCCGTCCGTTGACGCTGGTCTACATTCTGGTAGCGTACATGGCGCTCGCCATCCTCGACGCGGCGCTGGTTGATATCGCCGACTCGTTCGTCGAGCTGCTAGGTCAGTGGGGCATGCTGGTAATGTCGTTCTACTTTGGCGGCAGAACGCTTGAGAAGATCATTGATATGCGAGCGAAAAAATGAAAGAGAACTTCGACGAAGCCCTTAAAGCAATCCTGAAGCACGAAGGCGGGTTTGTTAATCACCCCAAAGACCCAGGCGGCATGACCAATTTGGGCGTCACCAAGAAAGTGTGGGAAGAATGGGTCGGCAAAGCTGTTGGCGAAAACGAAATGCGGGCGTTGACCCCGGCTACAGTGGGGCCGATGTACCGCAAGAAATACTGGGATGCGGTCAAGGCCGACGAGCTGCCAACGGGTCTGGACTATCTGATGTTCGACTTTGCGATCAATGCAGGGCCCGGCAGAGCGATCAAGACCATGCAGAAAGCGATCGGAACAACCCCTGATGGCGCCATCGGCCCCAAGACCATGCAAGCGTTGAAAGACGCCGATCAGAAGGACTTGATTGCTAAGTTCAGCATGGAGAAGGAGCTGTTCTATAAGGCGCTTCCGACGTTCGCAACCTTTGGCAAAGGCTGGATGCGCCGGGTAGCGGAGGCGCAATCACATGCGGTGACGATGCTGGCGTAACTGCCGGCAGACCTCACGGTCGCGCGTTGACATGTCAGGCGTGATCTCTGCCACACCGCACTCAGCCGGTGTTGGCCGGGGCTGGTCGGGGATGAAGAACGCCAGAAAGCCCACGGTCGCCACCACGATCGCTGCGTAGTAGATAAGGACGAGTTCTTTCATACGCTCAAGAGCCGACCTAAAAACTTCACCATCGGCGACTCATTGTAGGGTTGAGCGCCCAGCATGATGTCCTGCACGAACCGTTCTTCAGGCGTTGCAGGCCGCGCATAGAACTGCGGAATGTAGTGCGCGCCGATCTTGGGTGGCTCTTCCTTAATAAAGTATCCATCACGTAGCATTGTCTTTCCTCCTATCTTCGTTTGCGCGGCGAACGTCAACGCCTTTCTTTTTTATCAACGCTGCCTCGTCATTAGTATAAATCGATTTTCCCACCAAAACGTTGCCTGCTATCCACACCTCTGCTGAGTAGGCATTGTTCTTGCATGATGGGCACCTGCGTTGCCGCCGTACGCCGCCTGGCTGCTGCGTGGTGTCGACTACATGGGTCTTGCTGCCGCAGTGCTGACATTTCATTCCGGTTCCTCTAAATATTCCGGTTCTGTTGAATAACTGCGGATCTTTTCGATACTCCAACCGGTCTTATCGTAAATGCGCAATATCATCCCCGCTGACAATCCCGAATCCCAATGACGCCAGCCGTAAATTGGCGCTGCCGTCATACCCAAAAATCGTGCCAGCCCAGCATCATTTTTAAGCTGAAATTCCTCAATAAGAGTGTCAAACAGCTCATGTTTAATTTTAGGTTTCATGGTCGCACCGCCTTTGCCATAATCTCTAGCCGCTCACGGGCGTCACGCAGGGCGCAGTAGCGCTGGTGCAGGCGCTGCAGGTGGGAGCTGCGGCGCTCGTTCAACGTCTCATGCGTCAGTAGCGCGAACACCTCGTCTTCTGACAATGACGACAGAACGTCATTCAGTGCGCGCCAGCTTTGCTTTTTCATCTTGTATCCTTTGTTCTATGTCATTAACCTGCTGCAGTGCCCGCTCAAACGCTTTGGCCATCTGGTTTAGTTCCTTCTGGCGTATGCGCTCCTCGGTCTGCGCGGCCTTTAGTTTGGCCTTCCAGTAGTCAATTCTTTTCACGTTGTTCGGCCTCCAGCTCACGCAAATCATTAGCAACGTCAGACACGCCATGCCAATCGGATCTAGCGATCATGACGTGCAGGTAGTCGATCAGAATCTCGCGCTGCGTTTCGTACTTGGTAAAGTCCATCATTTTGTTTCCTCCTTAGGTTTGGTAAATCGAGAGATCGGGATAATACGCTTGCTGCCGTCCAACATTTCAATGTGCGCAAAGCCCTGCGAGGCGGCCCAGCAGCCGTAGTACGCACGGTTTAGCCCGTCGATGTCGAAGGCCATCTTCATGCCGTGGCACCAGCTGGGGCGGTCTTGGGTCAGCACGGTCTGGACACTGATGTCGTTCGTGTACGTCAGGTAGTCAGGCGCAGCAGCCATCGCAGGCGCCGCCAAGAGTAGTAACAGGTATCTCATTTCAGTGCCTCCATCGCTATGTCGGAAATCGCTCGTTTGTCGTGGAGCGCGCCCCAGATTTTTTCGTCAACTGTCTTCTCGGCGAGTAAGATATACACCCAGACATCTCGCACTTGACCCGATCGATGGAGCCGTCCGACAGTTTGTTCATACAACTCAAGTGACCACGGCAGTGAGAGAAAGACAAGGTGACAGCCGCCGTGCTGAAGGTTAAGGCCATGTCCTGCGGACTTTGGATGCACAGCGAGGAGTTCGATTTGTCCAGCGTTCCATCGCTCGATGGCTCGGTCGTCGTCGAGGGTGGCAAGCCTTGGATAGCGGCGACGAAGTTCCGCCACCTCTTCTTGAAACTGGTAAACGATAAGCGTATTCGCATGTTGGTTTTCCTCTATTAGTTCATCTAATCGATCAAACTTGTGCCTGCTAAACCACACCGCCGTTTTGCTGGATGTGAACTGACCCAGCGCGTCACTGGCAACACGATTGCTGTCGTACACAAAGCCAGACGCCATCTGCTGCAGCTTTGATGTAACCGCCGCTGCGTTTGCCGCTAAAATCTCAGCCGTTGGAAACTGCACCACGAAGTCTTTCTTCATCTTCTCGTACGGCTGTCGGTCGTCCAGCTGACTGCGCAGCTCAACCACATGGCAGGGCGGCAGCTTGTCCCTGTACTCGCCAGGCTCCAAGACGAACGTTGCCGGCTTGATCTTCTCCATAACTAGCTGCAGGGCGCCTGGGCGTGGTGCCCACTCGCCGAAGTCGCGGTTCATACAGACAAAGTATTGCTGCAGAAACGCGCCTTTGGCGCGGCCTAGCAGCTTTTCGTCGACGATCTTGCACTGGCCAAAGACATCTTCCAGACCGTTACTGGTGAACGATCCCGTCAGGCCCCAGCGAATCTTGAACTGGTCGATCACCTTGTGCAGCGCCTTGAAACGCGTGCCGGACGGGTTCTTCAGTTTGGTCAGCTCGTCGAACACGATGGCGTCAAAGTCGGACAAGTCCTGTTCGGCCAACCATTGGATGTTGTCGTAGTTGGTTGCAACGATGTGGGCGTCGGAGTCCAGCGCCTCACCTCGACTGCGTGGTGTGCCCACGGCTGTGCGGTAATGCAACATCGGCGCCCACTTACGCGACTCGATCGGCCACACGTCCGTACAGACACGCTTGGGTGCCAAGACAAGAAAGCGTGACGCGTACCCGTCCTGTACCATCGCCTGCATGGCGGTCAAGGTGATCGCCGTCTTGCCTGCGCCGACAGGCGCCAAGATCATCGCTCGATCACGCTCGTACAGGAAGTCAGCGGCTTCATCTTGGTACGGCCTGAGTGCTAATCCACTCATCAATCATCTCCTTCGACCATAAACAGGCGTAGTTTTGTTTTAAGCGCAACACGTCGTTGCGGAATATCTTTTGCAGCTCAGACAGCCGACCACCTTTGGTTTTCAATTCGACAAACCATGTGCTGCCATCAGGCATACAAGCGATGCGGTCACTCACTCCACGCTGCGTTGGCGACCTGAACTTGTACGTCTTGCCGCCAGCGCGCTCGACTGTCCACACAAAGTAGTTCTCAATTTCTTTTTCTAACATGCTGCGAAATATAAGGCATCAAAAAGTATTTGACAAGGATTATTTTAGGGTCTACAGTCGAGGCTCAATCACTACACGGGAGTACAGTAAATGAAAGCGTTTCCTACACACAAAGAAGAAGGCATGGATTTGCGGGACTACTTCGCAGCAGTCGCGCTGCAAGGCATGCTTGCTGAAGATGGCGGCGGTGCGGTCAGCAACAAAGACTTAGCCGAGTTTGCGTATGAGATAGCAGACGCTATGCTGGAGGCGCGCAAATGAGTCACTCTACTATCGTCGGCGGTAGCACCGCCAAGCGCGTCATCAACTGCCCGGCGTCGGTTAGGCTTGTGCAACAGATGCCGCCCCAACCTGAGTCCGAACACGCAGCACGCGGCACGTTGTTGCATAACGTCATCGCCGAACTGCTTGAGTTCGACAAGCGGCCAGAGCAGTGCTTGGGCGCCACGTACAAAGATCAGACACTCACACCGGAGTTACTCGATGAAAAGATTATTCCCGCTCTTGCGCTACTCGACGAAGTCGATCCAGAGAAGAAGATGGAGTACATGGTTGAAACCCGAGTTGCCTTTGGCGATTTTCTGCCTGGTGTCTTTGGTAGCACTGACTTACTTGGGCGTAAAGGTAAACGCGCCATCGTTCTGGATTGGAAATTTGGCGATGGCGTACTTGTGGATGCTGAAAACAATCCTCAGCTCTTATTTTACGCAGCTGCGGCAATGAGAACACCGGCAGCACAATGGATATTCGAAGGCGCTGAAGAGATCGAGTGCGTCATTGTGCAGCCGCCATCGATTCGCCGTTGGGTGACAACACCTGCGCGCATCAAAGAGTTTGAGCAAGAACTCTTGTACGCTGTGCGTCTCTCGTCATGGCCAGAGGCGCCCTTTGCAACCGGCGACCACTGCCGTTGGTGTACTGCCAAGCCTATCTGCCCGCGCATGACCGGCGCAGCTGATCGTGCATTGAAGGTGCAGCTGACTAACCTGCCGGTTGAGCAGATCGCAACACAGCTTCAGCAGGCCGACATGTTGGAAGACTACATTAAAGAGCTGCGGGCGCTTGCGTTCCAGATGCTTGAGAACGAGCGCCCCGTGCCAGGTTACAAACTGGTCGCCAAGCGTGGCACACGTCAGTGGGTGGACGAGGCAAGGATTGAAGCATGGGCGGATGCGAATGGCGTAGAAGACGCCTACGACACAAAAATTAAATCGCCCGCACAGCTTGAAAAAGTCTTGAAAAAGACTACACTAGATTTCCCGTCAGATTTGGTCGTATCGATCTCGTCGGGCAGTACGTTGGCGCCGGAGTCTGATCCGAGGCCAGCGGTTTTGCAAATTGGTCGCCAACTTACGGCGGCTTTAAATAAACTACAGTAAAGGAAACAATCATGTCTAATCTAGTAAACTTTCAGAGTGCAAACCTTCCTTCAGTAGATTCGATCGCTACTGCGTTGCGTTCGGTTGATATTGACGTTGGTGCTGGCGGCACGGTCATCCTGAAAATGGACAAGACCGGTCACTGGGTGTTTGGTGCAGACCAAACCGAAGTTGATGAAGACGCAACGTGGGCAGTGAATCCCTATTCGTTTACTCACGGCTATATTGCGTGGGGCGGCGACGATACGCCTGCAGCAGGCACCGTGCTTGGCGAGATGATGGCGTCGGTATCTGACCCGTTGCCGGAAACACCTGCAGCGCCTGCGCATTCAACGTTGGGCTGGCAGAAGCAAGTGGGTATGTCGCTCAAATGTTTGAGCGGCGAAGATGAAGGTATGGAAGCACGATACGCTGCTACCTCTGTTGGAGGTAAAAAAGGCTGGCAAAACATCGCTATCGCTATTGCAGAGCAAGTAAAGAAAGACCCAAGCAAGCCTGTGCCAGTGATTCAACTTGTCGCAGAGCCGTACAAACACAAAAAGTACGGAAAAATCTTCAACCCAATTTTTAAGGTTGTTGATTGGATGTCGATGGATGGTGAAGTAAAAGCAGAAGAAGCCCAAGCTGAAGAAGCACCTGCAGCCGAAGCCGCACCTGCCCGCCGCCGTCGCGGCTAAGTAGCATGGGGGAAAGCGGATGCCGGGCGGTTGACGGACGCAGCGAGTACCCCACCTTTTCTATGACCCCGGTCATCTAATCATCAGGCTCTTCCTTGGTCGGTTCGACCTGATGCTGGCGGATGACAGGGGTCACCCCTACCTATGACCATATTGTTTGCTGACTTTGAAACCCGCAGTCGTTGCGACCTTCCGTCGCGCGGCGGGTACAACTACAGCTTAGACGCAAGCACATCCATTTTGTGCTTTTCCTACGCATTTGGAGACGACGATGTACAAACGTGGACGCCAGATCAACCATTCCCTGAATCAGTATCAGAACACATTCGCGCTGGTAAACAACTGCGGTTTCATAACGCCGGTTTTGATCGTCAGATCTTTTGGAACGTCCTATGCCAAGATTTTGGCGTACCAAAGCCTGCGCTTCACCAATTCTACTGCACCGCTACGCAAGCGCGTGCTAATTGCTTACCTGGCAGCCTTGAAGACGTCGGACGCGCCATCAGCAGTGTCATGCGCAAAGACCACCGAGGAAGCCAGCTTATCCGACTTCTTTCCGTCCCTCGCGCTGATGGATCGTTTAACAATTCGCCAGAGCTGATGGCCGAGATGATTCGTTATTGTGAACAAGATGTCCGTGCCATGCGCGCCATCAGTAAGGCCATGCGCCCGCTCTCAGACGAAGAGCTTGCCGACTACCACACCAACGAGCGCATCAACGACCGTGGCGTGCTGCTCGACCTACCACTCGCGCAGGCCGCCATCCGTTACGCGTCGGTCGAGCTTGAAGAGATCGAGACGCTGGTCGCCGACCTAACCGCAGGCGCGATCAAGTCCGTGCGCAGCCCCAAGATGCGCCAGTGGGTGATCGACCGTGTCGGCCCGCAGGCTTTGAAGATGATGGAGACGTACAAGGACGGCGACTTGAAGTATTCTATCGACAAGTCTGTACGCGCTAATTTACTGGCTTTTGCCGAGGAAAACCCCGATGAGATTCCGACCACTGTTGCGGACGTCATTCAATGCGCAGATGACCTCTGGGCGTCGTCGGTTGCGAAGTTCAGCCGCCTTGCGAGTCTGGCAGACGAAGACGATCACCGAGTACGAGGTGCTTTTGTCTTCGCTGGAGGCTCTGCCACAGGACGTGCTTCAAGCTATGGCGCGCAGGTACACAACTTCACGCGCAAGTGCGCAGCAGAGCCAGATGACGTTAGGCACGCTATGGTCAGAGGCCACAGCATCGTACCAAGATTTGGAAAACGCGTTACGGATGTTCTCAAAGGAATGCTCCGGCCCGCATTGATACCCGCACCCGGCAAGCAGTTCGTCGTCGCCGACTGGTCAGCTGTCGAGGCACGGGTGACCGCCTGGGCGTCCAATGACCCGCAGGCCGACGATGTGCTGCAAGTCTTCCGCGAGGGTCGTGACATCTACAAACGTGAAGCCGCCGGCATCTACCGCGTGGCCGAGGACGCGGTCGACAAAGAGCAGCGCCAGATCGGTAAGGTCGCCATCTTGTCGCTAGGGTTCGGGGGGTCGATCGGCGCCTTCTCAGCGATGGGTCGCAATTATGGCGTCTTCATGCCCGAGTCGGATTCGCGCCGCATTGTAGACGCATGGCGGCGCTCAAACGCTTGGGCGGTGCGCTACTGGGAGAAGCTTGAGAGCGCCTACACACGGGCGCTACGCAACCCCAATCGGGAGTTTTCAGCCGGGCGTGTTGTGTACCTATACGACGGTCAACACCTCTGGTACGCGCTGCCCAGTGGGCGCGTCCTGTGCTATCCATTTGCTAAGTTTGAGGGTGACGAGATCACTTACGTCAAAGCAGCCTGGAAGCCGGCAGCCGACGCCAAAGAATGGCCACGGGCACGCTTGTGGCGGGGTCTCGCTTGTGAGAACATAACGCAAGCGATCGCCAACGATCTGCTGCGGCACGCTTTACGCCAGCTCGACGACGTCGTGCTGCATGTGCACGATGAAATCGTACTGGAGACCGCCGACCCTGATGCACCCAATACCCTAAAGCAAGTGATGTGTACGCCGCCCGATTGGGCGGCTGGACTGCCTTTGTCGGCAGAAGTTGAAACTATGTCGAGGTATGGAAAATGAAACACGTTATCGGGTTGTCTGGCGGGAAAGACAGTACGGCGTTGGCGTTGCGTTTGGCCGAGATTGAGCCGCGTGATTACGAATACATCTGCAACGAGACCGGCAACGAGTTGCCCGAGATGCACGCGCACTGGGCGAAGCTGGAGACGTTGCTGGGCAAGCCGATTAAGCGGGTACGGTACAAGCACGATCTGGAGGGCACGATTCGCGAGATGAACATGCTGCCGAACGTGTTCGCGCGCTGGTGTACGCGGGTGCTAAAGATCGAGCCAACGATTGACTACATGGCCGAACTGCCCCAAGGCTCTGTGCTGTACGTCGGCCTGCGGGCAGATGAAGAGGAGCGCAAAGGGCTGTTCGGTGAAGACATCACTATCCGGTTTCCGATGCGTGAGTGGGGCTGGCGTGAAGCGGATGTGTGGAAGTATCTCGACAGTCGCGGTGTGGCTATTCCGGCACGCACCGACTGCGCGTTCTGCCCGTATCAGCGTCTGGGCGAGTGGCGTGACTTGCACGACAAGTACCCGGTCATCTGGGCGCGCGGTGTGCAGCTGGAGAAGGACTTAGGTCATACGTTTCGCAGCCCAGGCCGCGATACATGGCCTGCCGATCTTGAATCGCTGGGTGAAGAGTTTAAAGCAGGGCGTAAACTGCGGGCGTATAAACGCGACGCGTCCTGCCGGGTGTGTTCGCTATAAATAAAAAAGCCGCCTGGCAGGGCGGCTTTCCAACTACAAGGACTGCAATGGATTTCCTAGAATTTTATACTAATTTGGCACCACAGGGTGAGACTGCATTAGTTGTCCGCCAGAAACCTAAACTCAAAAGCGGACAGATTCAGCTGCACCCCGATGGCGCGGTGATCTGCACATGGCCGGCGTACCTGCCGGACTATCCAACCAAGCCCGATTGGGCGATTTACGGCAACACCGCGTCGTTCATCATCGACCGGTTCAAGGATGGCCACGTTTCAGCGTCAACGGCCAATGCCGACTACGTTCTCGTCATGGTGCTGGACGACGTGGGTGACCCTGAGAAGGCGCCCAACACGCCGCCCTTGCCGCCCACATGGATCATCGAGACGTCTGCCGGGTCGTTCCAGTGGGGTTACGCATTCTCAGAGCAGCCGACAACCGGCGAGTACGCCGCCGCCATTCGAGCGATTGCGGACGCCGGTTACACCGATCCTGGCGCCTGCAACGCGGTGCGCAATTTCCGTCTGCCGGGGTCGATCAATATCAAGCCGGGGCGGGATAACTTCGCCGCTCGTCTAGTCGAGTTCCATCCTGACCGCGAGTACAGCCTGTTAGATGTGTGCGCAGCCCTAAATGTCACGCCAGCGCCCGCTGAGTCGCTAGGCGTGCGTCCTATCCGACTGTCCGACGATGGCGCGGATGACGTCATGGCGTGGCTCTCGCATCAGGGCGTCCTGTTGTCAACACCTAACCCTGCCGGCTGGGCAGGCGTCATCTGCCCCAACAAGGACGAGCATACCGACGGCAACCCCGAGGGGCGCTACAGCCCGTCAACGCGCTCATATCGCTGCCTGCATTCGCACTGCGTTGACTTCGACTCACATGCGTTTCTGGATTGGGTCGCTGCCAATGGCGGCCCCAAACACGCGCCTGGCTTGCGTGAGGAATTACTGGCTCACGCAATGGACGCGGCGCTATCCAAATTGACACCGACTGAGGCATTCCCAGACAAGGGCGCTGAAGTCATTGCAGAGGTCGAGAAAAAACAACTGGATAGGACAACGAAAGATGATTGGTACAAACGCTTTGCGTACATTCAAAACGAAGATGCGTATTTTGACATGGACGATCGGCGCGAGATTAGTCGCGGTACTTTTAATGCACTCTTTCGACACGTCACCTGCTTTTCAATCCACCCGAGCAAGCAGAAACGCCGTGTTGAGGCGTCAATATGCTTTGATGAGAACCGGCAGGCCAAGGACGCGCTGACCATCAGCGGCATTACCTACGCCGCTGGCGAAACGGTGCTTGTGTCGCGTGAGGGGCAAGTGTACGGCAATCGGTGGGTCGACCACCGTCCGCCGGTCAAGTCAGGCGACGCGCAGGTGTGGCTCGATCATGTCGAGCGCATGTTGCCCGACCCGGTCGAGCGCAATCACGTTCTTGACGTGATGGCCTACAAACTCCAGCACCCGAACCGCAAAATCAATCACGCGGTGCTGCATATCGGTCACCCTGGCTCTGGCAAGGACACTCTGTGGCAGCCGTTCTTATGGGGCATCGGCGGCGAGTCGCTCTCAAACGTGTCAATCGTGCGTAATGAAGAGATTCAGTCGCAATGGGGTTACGCCTACGAGTCCGAGGTGATGGTGTTTGAAGAGCTGCGGCAAGCGGAAGCGAAAGACCGTAGAGCGCTTGAGAACCATCTAAAGCCGATTATCGCCGCGCCGCCGGACTTTTTGCAGGTCAACCGCAAGGGCATGCACCCGTATCAGGCGCTAAACCGCATTTTCGTTCTCGCGTTTTCCAATGAGCGTGTCCCGATCTCGTTAGCAGGGGACGACCGCCGCTGGTTCGTGACGTATTCCGAGGCGCCACGCATGACCGAGGCAGAAGCTTGCGCGATCTGGGACTGGTACAAGGCCGGCGGCCTGGCTGTGGCTGCCGGCTGGCTTTACGAGCGTGACGTGTCGCGGTTCAATCCTGGCGCCACGCCGCCGCTGACCGAAGCGAAAATCATCATGATCGAGCAGGGCAGATCGACCGCTGAATCTTACCTTGTCGAGATGATTGAGCGCCGTTTGGGCGAGTTCTCAGGTGGTGTCGTGGCCGCGCCGTTCTATAGCCTGTGCGACCGGCTACAGGGCGGTGCGCCAATGAATACCCGCGTGGTACAGCAGGCGCTCTTGCACGCGCTCAAAGAAGCCGGCTGGGTCGACATGGGCCGGCTAGCGTCACGCGAACACAGCACTAAGAAACATATATTCTGCGCGCCAGAGCTGGCCGACACGGCCAGTAAATCGGAGTTGCGCCGCATGGTGGAGGAAACACCGCCGCCGTCAGCGGTCAGGCTGGTGAAATAATGCGCGTCCTGATTGCCTGTGAGTACAGCGGTACGGTGCGCGATGCGTTCATCAGGGCAGGGCATGACGCGCTATCGTGCGACCTGCTACCGACTGACGTGCCTGGACCGCATTACCAAGGTGACGTGCGCGACATTTTAGGCGATGGGTGGGATTTGATGGTAGCGCACCCGCCATGCACGCATCTAGCCGTGTCAGGCGCGCGCTGGTTTAAGGACAAACAGGTAGAACAGGCCGAAGCGCTCGATTTTGTGCGGCTGCTACTAGCCGCGCCAATCCCGCGCATCGCGCTGGAAAATCCGGTTAGCATCATCTCCAGCCGCATCAGAAAGCCTGACCAGATCATTCAGCCGTACCAGTTTGGTCATGCGGCCACAAAAACAACCTGTTTGTGGCTCCAGAACGTGCCGCCGCTTGTGCCGACTGAGATTGTGGGTAAGGGCGCGCGGCACGTCACCAAGAGCGGCAAAAGTCTGCCTGAGTGGTACAACCTGCCGCCGTCACCCGATCGGTGGAAGATACGCAGCGCCACGTTTTCGGGAATAGCGGCTGCAATGGCCACGCAATGGGGCGCTCTGGCGTAAAAAAACCCGTCAGGTTTGATCCTGACGGGCGAACCGAAGGGCGGCTGGAGAGTAGCCGCGCTATAACCCTAGCACGATTGCGAGCATGGCCGCAAGTATCAATCCGATGAGAGCAAACATGCCGCGCCCTCCTCGATATCTTTGACAATATGGTCCTTGAGCAGGTCTATTACATCGACACCACCGGCGTAAGCGTGGATTAACCAAGCGCCACCATACCAACCGACCGACCGGTCAGCCGGTTCCCAATCGACAAAGCAAAGCAGTTCGGTATCGCCGTGTGTGTACGTGTACGGCCACAAGTGCTGCGGCCAATGGCCGCCGCTGGTGTCAGTATGCGTTTTCATTGGATAAGTCCTCCAGCAAAGGGATTGTCGGGTCATATAGCGCGGTTCCGATGACATTCAGTCGCGGGAAATACTCCACTGGTACGCGGCAATTCATCAGGTCATATTGCTGCACATACCGCGCGGTTGACATGTTTGGCGTCCAGACGGGGAACTTGCGGATATCTTTCGGTTTCTTTGGTTTCCACGCCTTGCGGGCGAGTTTCGCCCATTCGATCGGGCATTTGTCGAATTTGAGTGTATATGTAGTGCCGTCAATGTTTAGTGTTTGCATGGTCGATTCTCCTTGGTTACCACAGCGCAGCGCCGTGGGTTTCGATTGTGGGCGTTTGTGCCCGTTTGCGCGTTACTTTGCGCGTTATGTAAGGCCGGCCAGCTGCTGGCGGGAAATCGCGCCAACAGCAGACCGCGCCGAAGTCATCTAGCCATCCGTATTGCGTCATGCGTCTGCGTAATCGGCGATCATGTGCTGGGCGATTTCTGCCCAATTAACGTCCGACAGAAACGCGCGCGCATAATCTAAGGCAAGACCGCTTGCGCCCTCCGAAATGTATTCGTCCGCCAATTCTTTTAGGGTTTGCCCTAAATCGTAAGCGTCCGTGTCGCCGTCAATGTCGTGCACCGGCTGGCCATCAAACATTTCGAGGTTAACGCGCCATGTGGCGTAATTTGTCCAGCCGTTATATGTGGTGTCAGTCATGGTCGATTCTCCTTATTTAGACACAATAAAATCAGCTAGAAATACTTCCAGCAAGCGGACGCGCTCAAGACCCTCGAAATCGCCGTTTGCATCGTTCCACTCCAATGCGCGAATCAATACTTCATCCGGTGCGGAATAGATATCCCATGCATCGTGCGGTACGCCGTGGAATAGTTCGACAATTTGACCTTCGGTAAAAGTGTAAGAAAGATTGCTCATGGTCGGTTCCCCTAGTTAATTAATAAACTATAGCTTTATTGGTTGTTTTAACGCCCGTTATCGCGTCATCGAATTTATGTTCAGCGGCGCTAAAATCGATTAACACAATTTCAGGTTCCGCTTGCTTTAATGCGTCTTCTAAGCTATCGGCCGAAACGGTAATTTCAACGTGTGAAACAATGGTGCGAGTGATAGTGACGGAATAAGTATTTTTCATGGTCGGTTCCCCTAGTTAATTAAAATGCAAGGCATGCAACAACAAAAACGGCTAGCCATACAAAAGCGAAAATAGCGCCGATTATTTCCATAAGTGTAGGTTTCATTCTGTTAGCCTTTTGTGAGTGTTGACATTAGGTGTTGCGCAAGTCGCTGGAAATACTCTAAATCGCGGGTTTCATTTTCTGCAATAGAGTCAATAAAGCTTATGACGCTATCGGCGTGCGTTATTAGGCGCGCATATGCCGCGCGGTTATTGTCAGTGGACAAATTTAACTCGTCAGTAATATTCATTTGGTCAGTTCCTATAAAAAGTTATCAAATTTGTTTCACGCCAGCGAGCGTGCGATCGCGGCGTTTTGCGCCGCTCTGCTATCAATCAAACCGGATATCTTGAAAAAGTTCGCTGTATTCCGTAGCGAGATAGTTCTGCGCAAACTCCAAAGCTTCGGCAAGTGTCTTAGGCTCGTTCACGCCTATCTCGCCGACAGGCCCACCTTGATCACATAGCGTCCACCACGGCGTGCCGTCAAACTCATTGATGGTCTCTTCAAGCGTTACGAAGCCGTCACCATCTGCGCAGTAAATAACGCCGCCATCATTCGGGAAAATTTCCCATTCAAGGCTAGATGAATCGATTGTTTTGATCTGCATGGTCAGTTCTCCTGGTAGATTGCCTAAAAATTAGGCAGTGAAATACTACATAATGTTTTGCTGCTGAAAACCATTATAGCGACAACAAAATAAATGTCAAGGATTGTTTTGCATTTATTTTGGTGTTTTTTGTAGCCGCGTTTGTCAGTTTGTTGGTAGCGAAAACGGAAGAAAACGCCAACGTGAAAACCCTGACTGCAAGCGGCTTTTTGCTATTTGTTGGCTATGTTGGCTGTTTTGTAGACTGAACCTATATAACTTCATTTTTGATATCATAATGCTAATAAAGTGTGTGAATGGCAGCGCTGTCACGTTTGGCCAGCGATTTTAAACCATAGCCAACATAGCCAACATTGCCAACATAGCAGAATGACAACAAGCAAAGTTATCCACAGGTTTGGTAGCATTATGCTAACAGTTAGTG